TACAATTCAGATGTCACAAATAGAAATCGTAATGGTCAGACTGCAAGTGGATTATATTCTTTGTTCATACCTATGGAATGGGGTTACGAAGGATTTATCGACAAGTATGGGTATCCTGTCTTCAATACCCCATCAGAATCGATTGAAGGAATTGATGGTGAAAGAATATACACAGGAGTTATTGAACATTGGGAAAATGAAGTTGATGGCTTAAAAAATGACAGTGATGCTTTAAATGAATATTATAGACAATTTCCAAGATCTGAAAAACATGCTTTTCGGGATGAAACAGTAAATTCTTTATTCAATCTTACTAAGATATACGAGCAAATTGATCATAATGAAGAAATGACGATGGCTGGTAATATTGTTCAGGGAACTTTTGCTTGGAGGAATGGCGTAAAAGACACTGAAGTTATTTGGTCTCCTCAAAAAAATGGTAGATTTTTAGTTTCTTGGTTACCTAATGATAATATGCAAAATAATATTATTTTAAAAAACGGAATTAAATATCCACTTAATGATGGATTAGGTGCTTTTGGGTGTGACTCCTACGATATATCTGGAGTTGTTGGAGGTGGAGGATCTAACGGTTCGCTTCATGGGCTTACAACTTTTTCTATGACAAACGATGTTCCTAACTCCAAGTTTTTTTTAGAATATATAGCACGACCTCAAACTGCTGAAATATTTTTTGAGGAGGTGTTAATGGCTTTAGTTTTTTATGGTATGCCTATTTTAGCTGAAAACAACAAACCAAGATTATTATATCATTTAAAAAGAAGAGGTTATAGAGGTTTTTCTATGAACAGACCAGATAAATTAATTGGAAATTTATCAAAAACAGAACTAGAATTAGGTGGAATACCTAACACGTCTGAAGATATAAAACAAGCTCACGCTGCAGCTATTGAATCATATATTGCAGAGTATGTGGGAAAAAAAGAAGAAAATCATGGAACTATGTTTTTTCAAAAAACACTAGAAGATTGGGCAAAATTTGATATTTCACATAGGACATCTCATGATGCTTCTATAAGTAGTGGATTAGCGATTATGGCTTGCAGAAGACATATGTATCGTCCTAACATGGAACGAACAATTAAAAAAATTGATTTTGGTTTTTCTAAATATAGAAATACAGGATCAAGAAGTGAGATAATAAAGTAAATATGACAGAAAAATTAGGTCAAATACCAACCACATTTCCGAGCCAAGCTGTTTCAGACTCAGTAAAACGCTCTGATACTTATGGTCTTTCAGTAGCTAGGGCTATTGAAGAAGAATGGTTCAATAAAGATAGTAGCGTTGGTAGATATTGGAGAACTAGAGATGAATATCATACTTTAAGATTATATGCTAGAGGTGAACAATCTGTGAGAAAATACAAAGATGAATTCTCTATAAATGGTGATTTATCTTATTTAAATTTAGATTGGAAACCAGTACCTATAGTTCCAAAGTTCGTGGATATTGTTGTAAATGGAATGCAAGATAGACTTTTTAATATAAAAGCATTTGCTCAGGATCCTATAGCTACAGGTAAAAGAACTAAATTTGTTGAAAATGTTCAAAGAGATCTAGCTGCACAAGAAATATTAGCTCAAATAGAAGCTGAATTAGGTGTTAATGCTAGAAATGTTCCTAAGGAGGAATTACCGGCCAATACTGAAGAGCTTGAACTTTTTATGCAGTTAAATTACAAGCAAGGAATAGAAATAGCAGAAGAACAAGCTATTAATAATGTTTTTTTAACTAATAATTACCATGAATTAAAATCTAGAGTAGATTATGACTTAGCAACTATAGGTATAGGGGCTGTTAAAAATTCTTTTAATAATACTGATGGTATTGTTTTAGATTGGGTAGATCCAGCTAATTTAATATGGTCTTATACGGAAGATCCTAATTTTCAAGATTGTTACTATTTTGGAGAAGTAAAAAGAATATCATTAAATGAATTAAAAAAAGAATTCCCTGATTTAAATAATGAAGATATAAAAGAATTAGTTGATAAAGGTTCTAATTGGACTGATGTTAATCAAATAGGCGCTTGGAGTGTTGATAGTACTAGTAATTTAGATAGCAATAATACTCTTACCGTTCTTTATTTCAATTGGAAAACATGGGAACATGATGTATATAAAATAAAAGAAACTACGTCAGGTGCCGATAAAGCTATAGAAAAAGATGATTCATTTAATCCTCCTCAGGACCAAAGATCTCGCTTTGAAAAAGTAAAACAATCTCGTGAGATTTTATACGAAGGGGTTTTTGTTTTAGGGACAAACACTTTATTAAAGTGGAAAAAAGCTGAAAATATGCTTAGGCCTAATTCAAATACTAATAAAGTTTTAATGAATTATACGGTTAGTGCGCCTAGATTATATAAAGGTAATATCACTTCTTTAGTTTCTAAAATGACACCTTACGCTGATTTAATTCAATTAACTCATTTAAAATTACAGCAAGCTATACAAAGAATGACACCTTCAGGTGTTTATTTAGATGCAGATGGTTTATCTGAAGTTGATTTAGGTAATGGAACTAGTTATAATCCTCAGGAAGCTTTAAATATGTATTTTCAAACTGGATCTATTATAGGTAGATCTTTAACAGTTGAAGGCGACCAAAATCCAGGTAAAATTCCTATTCAGGAATTACCAGGTGGTGGTGGCGGGCAAATACAGGTACTTATAGCTACTTACAATAATTATGTTCAAATGTTACGTGATGTAACTGGGTTAAATGAAGCTAGAGATGGTTCTGATCCAGATCCAAAAGCTTTAGTTGGCGTTCAAAAAATGGCAGCAGCTAACAGTAATGTAGCTACAAGACATATACTACAAAGTAGTATGTACATAACAACAACAATAGCCGAATGTATAGCTTTAAGAATAAAGGATGTATTATTATTCCATCCAACTAAAGAGGCTTTTATAGGTGCTTTAGGCAAATTTTCAGTAGGTTCCTTAGAAGAACTTAAAAACTTAAATTTACATGATTTTGGTATATTTCTTGAACTAGAACCTGATGAAGATGAAAAGGCAATGTTAGAGGCTAATATACAAACAGCTTTGGCTCAAGGCAGTATATATTTAGAAGATGCTATTGATGTTAGAGAAATAAATAATATTAAACTTGCAAATCAATTCTTAAAATTTAGAAGAATTAAAAAACAACAAGCTGATCAGGCTCAAGCACAAGCCGCTAGTACTGCCCAAGCTGAAGCACAGGGGCAAGCACAAGTTGTTGTTGAACAGGCTAAATCTCAAGCAGAGCAAGTTAAAACAGAATCTAAAATACAATATAGACAAGCTGATATTGAATTTGAGATTAAAAAAATGGAAGTAGAGGCTAGAACCAAAAGAGAATTAATGCAGTATGAGTATGAGTTAAATGTTAAATTAAAAGAACTTGAACTTAAAGCTCAAAAAGAATTAATGGAAAAGCAAAATGAGACAGCTAAAGATGTTGCGTCAATAAAAACATCGACAAAAAGTTTATCAGGCCCACCAACATCTGGTAAACCAATAAAATCTTTTGAATCAAAAGGTAACGATGTTTTGGGTGGTATTGATTTATCAAGATTTTCACCTAAATAAAAAAAATTAAATTATTTTATTATATACAATTATGGAAGAAACTATTAAAGTAAAAGAAGTAAAAGAAGTAAAAGGGGATTCGCAAGAAATTTCAACTCCTCAGAATAAAGAGCAAGCCGTCATGGACGAAGCCGTTAAGAACGGGGAGTTAGATGAATCCTATAGCTCTATTTCTGATGATGGAACTCATGTGGTGAATCTAGATAAACCAATAAGAAAAGAAAAAAATGCCGTACAAGGGAAAACAACTAAAAGCGTGCAAAACGTTGGAAACGAAAGCATTGAAAGCAGGGAAGACGCCGAGTTGGCATTGCGGGGAGACCCCGTTGACAAAAATAAAGCCGCTAAGGATACTACGGTTGAAAGCAAACTTATTAAGAATAAAACCGTTGAAAATAAGGAAGAATTATTAAAAGATAAAATTACTAAGTCTGATTCTCCTTTAGAATTAATAGAAGAAACAAAAGAGGAAGATTTAAAAGAAAAGTCTATTTCTCCTATAAAAAAAGATATTGAGCAACAAAAAAATGTTGATCAAGTTTTACCTGAAAATTTAGACAAACTTGTAAAATTTATGGATGAAACAGGTGGATCTTTAGAAGATTATGTTAATCTAAATAAAGATTTATCAAAAATGGATAATACATCCGTGCTCCGTGAATATTACAAAAATACGAAACCTCATTTAGACGCAAGTGATATTGACTTTTTATTCAATAAAAACTTTAATTACGATGAGGAGGCGGATGATCCGTCAGATATAAAAGCTAAGCAATTAGCTTTTAAAGAAGAATTGTATAATGCCCAAAACCACTTTAAAAGTTCTAGGGAACAATACTATGCTGATCTTAAGTTAAGAAAGCAAAATAGTGTTGCACCTGAATATAAAGAAGCAATGGATTACTATAACAATTCTAAGCAACAATCAGAAGAGTACAACAACTTACAAAAAACATTTTTAGAAAAAACTGATAAGGTTTTCAATGATAATTTCAAAGGTTTTGATTTTAAGGTCGGAGAAAGCAAATATAGGTTTAAAGTAGATAATAGTTCTAAAGTTAAAGAATACCAATCTGATATATCAAACTTTATTAATGATTTTTTAGACGATAAAGGAGCAGTTGATAATGCCGAGGGATACCATAGAGCTTTGTTTGCTGCAAAAAATGCAGATAAACTAGCAAGTCATTTTTATGAGCAGGGCCGTGCCGATGCTATTAGGGACTCCGCTAAAAAAGCTAAAAATATAAACATGGACCCTAGGAAAGATAACTCTTCTATTGTAACATCTAGAGGAGATACAATAAAGGTTGTATCAGGTGATTCATCTGATAAGTTGCGAATTAAATGGAAATAATAATAACGGGATAAAACCCACTTAAAATCAAAACAAATGGCTTTTACAGTAGGCTTACCAGCCGCTTTACAACCAACCCAAACGAAAGCAATGTATGCCGGAAATTATATAGATTTCACAGCAGCAGGTTTCGCACAATGGGGACAACAATTTTTACCAGATGTATATGAGAAAGAAGTAGAACGTTACGGAAATCGTTCTATAGGATCTTTTTTACGTATGGTATCGGCGGAAATGCCGTCAACATCAGATCAAATTATTTGGACTGAACAAGGTAGATTACACACTAGATATGTAAATTGCATACCTCAAGGTGTAGCTGCAATTTTACCAGCTCCAGCAGCTGCTATAATTATTCCAGCAAATGCTGCTTCAGGAGGTATATTAAACTTTACTATTCCAGTAGCAGGTGCAGCAGCACAACCAGCTAGTTTGGGTACAACAACTCAAAACACACAGAATTGCAACTTTAGAGTAGGACAAACAGTGATGCTTCAAGTTCAAACTGGACTTACAACAGCAGTTGGATCTTCAGCAGCAGAGGTAATAAAAGGTGTAGTTACCAAAGCTGGTACTAACCTAAATGCAGCTGGATTATCATTCCAAATTGCATCATATGCACCACATGCTGGTGTTACAGTACTTCAAGCAGTTACATCTGTAGCTTACGGTTCTGAATTTGCAAAAGGAACTGGTAACTTTAACGAGAAACTAGATCCCAGCTATGCTACTTTTAGCAATGCGCCTATTATTTTAAAAGAAAACTATGCAATTAATGGATCTGACACAGCTCAGATTGGATGGATTGAAGTTACTTCTGAAAATGGTGCCAACGGATACTTATGGTACTTAAAATCAGAGCATGAAAATAGACTTCGTTGGGAAGACTATCTTGAAATGTCTATGGTTGAAGGTGTTAAGTATGGTGGTATTGCAGGTACAGCGGGTGCCGCTATTGCTTTAGGTTATACAGCCGGAGCTAATTCAATTGTAGTTGGTGGAACAAATCAAGATGCAAGAGGTACAGAAGGTTTCTTCCAAGCTCTTGAAGATCGTGGAAATGTTTATACTGGATTTGGAGCAGCTGCAGGAGTAGGGGCTGGTCTTGGTTCTTTAGCAGATTTTGACGCAGTTCTTAAGCAGTTAGATAAACAAGGTTCTATTGAGGAAAATATGCTTTTCTTAAATAGAGAACTTTCTTTAGAAATTGATGATATTCTTGCCATGCAAAATGGTACGTATCCATCAGCTGCAGGAAATGCTAAAGGTACTTCTTATGGAGTATTCAATAATAGCGAAAGTATGGCATTAACATTAGGTTTTACTGGTTATCGTAGAGGATCTTACGATTTCTATAAAACTGACTGGAAATATTTAAATGACTGGTCTACTAGAGGTGGATTTGGTGATGTTGAAGGAGTATTAGTACCAGCAGGTACTTCTACTGTTTACGATCAACAATTAGGCCAAAATATAAAAAGACCGTTTTTACATGTTCGTTATAGAGCTTCTGAAACAGAAAACAGAAAAAATAAATCTTGGATAACAGGATCTGTTGGAACTTCAACGCCTACAACTGACATCGATGAAATGAGATTAAACTATCTTAGTGAAAGATGTCTTATTACACAAGCCGCTAATAACTTTGTGTTATTTAAAGCTTAATTTTTATTAACTATAGGATACGAGCCCTTCGGGGCTCAGTATTCTTATTTTATATTATTTAATTATGTCAACAACAATGAAAGAAAAAGTAAGTTCCGCAGTAAGATTAGAAAAAAACTGGGAATTAAAAGATAGAACCTATATATTGGAGCATGGAAAGGCACCTATTACATATACTATACAAACTAGACATGGCGCTAAAAAGCCATTACTTTGGTTTGATGAAGGTTTACAAATAAATAGAGAATTAAGATTAACTAATAATCAGAAATCTTTATTTGTGGATGAACAAAGTGGATACGTTACGTTATCCCACGTAGTATTTCAAGATGGTGTTATAAATATTCCAAAACCCGATGTATTAACACAAAAACTATTATCTATTTATCATCCCTTAGTTAACAAGCTTTGGAAAGAAATAGATGATACAGCTATAGCTAAAGACGAAATTGATTATTTAGAACTTGAAATGGATGCTTTAAATTTAGTTAGAGAATTAGATATATCTAATTTAGAAGCTATAATGAGAACAGAACTTGGTTCTGCTGTGTCGACAATGAGCTCTAAAGAATTAAAAAGAGACGCTTATAGATTTGCGAGAAGCAAACCAAATTTATTTATTGAATTATCACAAGACGAAGATATAACGCTTAGGAATTTAGCAAATAGATCGGTTGAAATGGGAATATTACAATTAACAGACGATAACACTGTGTTTAAGTTTGCTAACGGTAAAAAAGTTATGACAATTCCTTTTGAACAACATCCATATGCTGCTTTAGCTCAATATTTTAAAACTGATGAAGGTATTACACTAATGAAATCTATTAGTAAAAAACTTTCTTAAGTTTACCTGGTATAAGGTGAGAAATTAACCTTATACCAACAAAATTAATAACAAAAATAATTAGATGGTTAATATAAATAATGTATACCAAACAGTCCTTGTTATAACAAATAAAGACAATCGCGGTTATATAACACCAGATGAGTTTAATAGATTAGCAGAGCAAGCACAAAATGAAATATTTGCAAGTTATTTTGCTAGAGAAGCGAGTTATGAAGTAAATGCATTTTTAACTAGTGATTTTTCAGACCCAAGTCAATATTTGGCTGAAAAAATAAGTGTATTCTATAAGAATAGTACATTGGCTAAATTAAACGACGAATTCACTTACCCGGTTGATTTATATAGAGTGGGTGTTGTTAATGTTAATAATATAGTTGCTGATAGAGCTTCTAATGAACAAATAAGATACATAAATTTATCACCACTAACAGCCCCTGTTGAAACACAACCAGTCTATACATTAACAAATAGTGGTGTTGTTGTTTATCCCTCCTCAATTACTACCGGTGTTAAGTTAGATTATTTAAAAAGCCCAGCTAGACCTAAGTGGGGTTATGTATTAAACCAAACTATCCCTTATTACGATTCGACGTTGTTTGATCCACTGGTTGATAGTTATGACACATCGGCTAAATCTTTAAATTTTGAGTTACATCCATCAGAAGAAAATAATTTAGTTGTAAGCATATTAAACTATGCTGGTGTAGTTATAAAACAAATAGATGTAGCAGGATTTGCACAAGGCAAAGAACAACAAAACGCAGCAACTGAACAATAAATGGCAATATCAAGAAGACCTTTAGACGTAGATAATTATTCCGCTTTAGACGGTGGAACTGGTTTA